TCATGGGCACCCCGCACGGCTTGCAATCGGCATCCAATAGCCGCTTAGGCACCGGCAATGAAATGCAAGCGAATGCCGAAACCTGCGCCATGCAAGCAGCGGTCTGCGGTACCTGCGGGGTGCATATTTACGGCCACATGGCCGAACGTTGCACCTTCCTTCCTCTTGCGCACGGATTGCGGACGTGTCCGCAATGACTGGCAGTGCAAAGGAATCACGGGCGCGGGCGAATGCTCCCAT